CATGAGAAGCGGCTGTCGTGCCATTTTGTGCGCGGAAACAGTTACCCAACTGGTTGCCAGTGATGTAGTTGTAGTAGATTGTCTCGGTGCCGATGTTGATATACCCCGCTGCGGCCAGTCCATCGGTCGAGCTCAGGGTAATTGTGGTGTCTGTAGTGCCAATGGCCGCTGCCAAAATCAAAGCAGTCGGCTGAATCTCGCCAGACATACGCTGAACCATCACCTGAATAGGCCGTGCCTGAGTCAGTTTGTTGGGAATCGTCGCGTATGTGGGCATACTGATTCGAGTAATGTTCAAATCAGCTTGGTTAGACGTGTTATTTGCATTGGTGCGGATCACATGATCCAGCAAATCAATGGTATCGTTTGGTAGCGGATAAGTATTGAGCCCAGTCGTGAACGTAATCGTTCCCTGCTCAATCGTCCACATGTTGATACCGCGATTTTGCCATTCGATGGTCATCAGATTCATCGAACGACGTGCGGTTCTCAGGTCATAGCCTGACCGCATCTCACGGCCAGCACGCTCCCACGCCTCTTCCGCTAAGTCGGTGAAGCTTAAATCAAAGGAAGACGTGCCGGATGTGGTCATTTACGCATACCCTTCAGAGTCTCTGCCAAGCGTGCCCGTTGGCCCAGCTTACCAGGCTTCTTAGCCGCAGCAGCCAGCTTCTTGGCCGGAATAGTTTTGCCTTCTTTGACGCCCAGCTCTTTACGCAAAGCACCTGGTTTCTTGATCGCGCCAGCAATCCAATTCTTTGTAGCCATGATTTACCCCTTCGCAGCACGCATGTTATCTACTAAATTTGGGTACGGACGCCCAGCAGCTTTAGCCATTGCTTTTGCCTTGGCTTTCTTCTTAGGCGTCAGTGGCTTAGGCTCACCAAGATTCTTTGGCCGAGCCTTATCCCAAACTTCTCCACCCTTTTTATATTGGGTGAAATCGGTATCATCACGACGAGCCTTGGTTCTACCCTTCGGCATCTTTGAGGGTGCAATGTCACCCATACCACGGCTTGCCATCATAATTTACCTCAGCAGAATTTGCCTTTGGTAAAGCCTTTAGTGGCAATACCATCAGCACGTTTAGAAGCAGAGCTCTTTACCGAGCCGCCAGAAGCGTAGTTCTTCTTGGGGTTCGAGGGAGTTTTGACAGCTTTGTCGTAAGCGCGAGTGGCTGCAGCACGGTCTTTCATTTCCTTCACGTCTGCGGGAGACATGTCGTCAGTTTGACCTTTGGGCTGGGCCATGAAGCCGTCGCCGTCAACATCGCCGCCGTCATCATAGTGCTTCTTAACGCGACCGCCCTTTTTCATGGCGGGCATACCACCAGGCTGAGGAGCCATAGGCTGAGCAGGGCCAGCCATAGCAGGAGCAGCAGGTGCAGCGGGAGCAGCATTAGCGCCTTGGGCAGCGGCCATGCGGGCCATCAAAGCCGCTTTAACGCGAGGGTTCATTGGGGGTCGCATTGTTGCCATGACAGCTCCTTATTTCTTTGCCATGCCGCCACCGCACATAGCCATCACATGTTCGTGATGCAGCTTGTGACCAGCAGAGTGCGCCTTGAAGTGCTCATGGTGTTGCTTATGGCCGTCGCCGCCATAGTGCTTTTCCATGTGATGCACATGATGCAAATGCTTAGGAGTTTCCTCCTTCATGTTCTTCATTTCTTCGTGTTTCATGTCAGCTCCTTATTTGCGGACTTTGCCGCCACGTTTCATGCCGGTAGTGCTACCAGCCATTTTAGGCTCCATAGCGCGTGTGTGACCACGTTCTTGAATGCCATGTTCGCCGTGAGCACGCTTGCTGCCTGCGGGAACCTTGCCCATTTTGGCCGTAGTCATACCTTTGGATTGGTCTTTGGTTTCCATACCAATGGTTTCGCCACCCATAGCCATTTTCAAATGATGATGAGCCATCTTCATGTGATGTTCTTTAGTTGCCATATCGCCACCTCTTGAGAATTTGCGGCCCTTGTCCGCGTTTACAAAATCTTGCCCCACTTTTTGTGGAACGCCTACTTTCTTGGCGAACGATGGCGAATGTGCAATCGCTTCCATGAAATTGTGTTGTTTCTTACTGCTGCTCGGCATTATCTTGTACCTTGCTGAATAAGTTGGTCAATTTTACTTTCCAACTTGTTAAAGCGCTGGTCAATGTGTTCAGTAATTTTGTTAAGTTCGTCATTGGTCACGTATCCTTTTGCGATTTCCTCGCGTGTACGGTTAAGCAAAATCTCAAGACGCTTCACATCCTCGGACTTCTCTTTAAGAAAAAAAGCAATCATCCCAAGCACCAAGGATAGAGCCCCAGACCATATCATGTTCGCGTCCATATTAGCACTTCCAAGCTTTTAAGGATTTGTTAATACGGCTGTTCGGATCTTTGGCAGTCTTAGCGCTAGTCAGCTTTTTCTTCATGCCTTCCATCCGGGCGCAGAATGAGTCTTTGCGTGACCCGCCTTCTGGTTGCGGGGGCTTCAGATTCATCCCTTGCTTTTTGGCGGAAGCTCGCCCCTTGGCGTTTAAACCACCATTCGGGTTCTTTCCTTCTTTCCTCTGCCATGCCGGAGTCTTAGCCATGATTAGCCTACTGAGTTAGCAATCAAATAGCCGCCCGCAAAGATGCCGCCAACATACGGGCCACCAGTGCTAGATTTCATTTGGAACTGAATGTCCGTACCGCCTTCATGTTGAATTGGCACAGTAAATGGCAGATCCAAAGTTTGGACAAATGGCGATTGAGTTAATACGCTGGTGTTACCAGAGTAAGCAACTGGGTATCCATTGATGTTATCTTGAGGATTGCCCAAGTTGTACTTGTTGTACTCGGCAAACGTCATGTAAGCGCTGGATGTAAACCCAATGCTGGCGTTGGCTTGAATGTACGTCAAATAGAACGTATAACCGTTAGGCACGGTGTAGATCGACATCTGCGATTGACCAATGCCAGGATTGATCTGTGCATACAAAACAGTGCTGTTCTTGCATGTGATCGTGCCAGCATTCACACCGTTGGTAATGAACAAGCCGTTGATACGCAGGTAGGAATTAACCGTAGTAACGCCGGTTGTGCCGTTCAACGTGATGTACTCAGACAGCAAGTTGTAGTTGGCATCCAAACCCATAACATACACAGTTTGTGTATCGGTGGTGGTCGATACCAAAGTCATCTGCACGGCAGACGATGGGTAAGCATAAGCGCCGCCAGATTGGGTTAAACCCTCCCAGCATGGGCCTAAAGCAGTGTTGGCAACCTGGGTGCTATACCCAAACAGCTCAACAGGAATATGGTAAGCAACGTCACCACGCGCAACCTGCAACTCAAAAGGTTCAAAACGACCCTTGCGAGTAATAGAGGTAGGCGATGAATTGCCGTAAAACGAAACTGAACTGACAGCCATAATTGATCTCCTTAGTTACAAAGAGGGGGCCGAAGCCCCCGGATCAATTAGTCAAAGTTACCGTAGGGGTAAGTAGTCAGAGTGCCGATGTTGTTATCAGGCTGGGTATAACGCAAGGTCACGTTAACTTGGCCGGTGATAGAAGTAGCAGTATTCAGCGCTGTACCGACCAGAGCAATCGTAACCACGACTTGCGACAAGTTAGGCTGGTTGCCGCCTTGATAAATGTCGGTCGAAGTGGCCGATTGGTTAGCAATTTGAGTGCCGGTAAAGGTAGACAGTGCTTGACGGCCAACAGCGTTTGAGGTCAATGCGGCAGTTTGGAAGTAAGCAGCAGTACCAGCAGCGGCTGTGTAGTTGTTGCTTGCCAAGAACTGAACCGAAGTCAAAGCGGCTGTACCACCCGATACGGCAAAGGCTGTTTGAATATCAAAGAAGATATCGTCCAGATCAGAGCCAGTGGGCAAATAGAACACTGCGCCACGGTAGATGTTGGTAGCTGTGTCAGCTGGGATAGTCTGGGCTGTGGGGGTAGCGGTTGCTGAGGGCACAAACACGGTGCCGTTAACGTTGGGGATACCGTTGGAAGCAACGAATTGACCCGATGCACCACCATAAGTGGAAGTGCCGACCACTGCGTTAGCAATGTTCACATCAACGTTTTGAACCAATTGGCTATAGCCAA